ATGTTGGAGACGATTGTATTAAAAAGTTAGCCTCTTTAAGAACTTTTTGAGATTTTGTCACAGCAATTGCCATTTTAATATCATCAATATCCGGTCTTGATTTATAGCTTCCAATATAGAAACCTTTAATATCATCTAAACCTCTAAATTGATCTGCAGTATACACAAACTTATAATTCTCAATATTGAGTCCTAGTTTTTCTTTTCGTCTAACGTAACTTTCAAATTCTTGACGATTGCCAGAAACAATCCATATAAAATTATGAACGGTCATTTCTTTTTTCCTCGTCTATTTCGTAGAAAATAATATTCAACCAACCAATAAACGCAAAAAACCATGCATCAAATAATACATTGTCCCAATGGGCATACATTTCATATGCAGATATTAGCGTTATCATTATTGCAATAGCTTTTTTCATTATGCCATCCTATCTACATTTTGACCAGCGCGATTCATACGCCGATTTGCTTCAATTCTTTTTTCTTCAGTATCAATCTTTTTAATTTTTTCTAATTGCTGATCATGCAAATGTTCTCGGTAAATTCGTTCTGTTCGAGTAACTTCTTTATGAATTTTTAATTGCGCTGATTGTGCTTCAGATATTCTCATTTGGATATTCCTTTGTTGGACTGAATACATACTCTGCTTTAATTTCTTCTTCAACCTGTGTCCAAAGTTCTCGAATTCGTTCGTTCATTCTTCAACTCCAAAATCTTTCTTAGCCTGTTCCCAAACTTTGCGTGGATTCATAATACACCAAGCACCAATAATAAACGGTGCTATAATCATAAGCAATAATTTCTTATACCATGGCATCATTCTTTAACTCCGAAATGTTCATACAAATCTTGAGGGGTAGCATGACCTGAACGGGAATAAACAACTTCAGCACATTCCCGCACAATCAACTCGGCGAATGCGTGTATAATATCTCGTTCAGATTCTATATTATCCTGAACCATTGCAATCTTATAGAGTTTATCAACTAATTTTATATTCACCATTGAGCATCTCAATTTTTGGCATATTCCATTTTATTTTAGAAAAATCTTTAGCGGACATTTTAGGATATACAACTTGATTGTCTTTAAACTCCTTCATCATTGCCAATTGAATATTGTGCAAGTACATATAGAGTTTTGTTTCTGCTGGCCAATCTTTAATCTTCTCGACAAAGGTTGGATCAACTTGAGCCTCGAGTTCTTTTACATATTCATTCATTTGCATAATTATCTTCACTTTCTACTTTTTCATATATTGTATTAAGGGTTTCAAATCGACCAGACTCATCCGGTTGTTTAAGAATTCGAGATGTTCGAACATCATAACATCGTCCAAGTTTAGGATGATTTAATGCCAAAGGTAAACGGGCAACATATACCTCTTCCTTTGTCCAAGGCCAAAGATAGACAGTTGCGTTACCAACGTATTGTACTACCTGCTTTGTTTTTACTGGTAATTCTTTATCTGTCATAATTTTCTTTCAAAGTGCATTTCAAATAGTTTATCAATACTGCGTCCAAGTGGATTATTCGCATTTGCAACCGCAATAGCACATTCTTTTATAATGCCTTTTGCAAAAACATTCAGATTATCCGCATCTGTATTTTGACCGAATAGTGTTTTCTTATTCAATGCCCAATCAAACCCAGATTGTCTTGCAATATTTTCAATTTTCTTATTCATGTTAATAGGTCAATTATTTGCTGAACCAGGTTTACATCTAAATTAAGTTTTGCTGCAATATCATAGACGTTCCAATGACGATCCAGCATTTCCCTGACTGCATTTACTAAAATGCTTTTCATATTATTCCTATTACTTTACTTACTAGTAAATAATCTAAAGCAAATAGTATTATGACATTTACTATCACACATAGTATAAAAGACAGTATAAAAAATCCAGCAAGCTTTTCTTCTGAAATTATACTAGCTGCCGAAAATAAGACTTTTCGTCGGTTCTTCCGTGACTGGGCAAATATATTCCAGTACATCACGGCCGTCAGAATCCTCTTCGACATTAAGTGTTTTAATGACATTGGGTTCATGTGTTCCTCCACACTCTCGACAAACTACGTACATTATAGCTCCTTAACCTCGTCGTACTCGACGTAAAAATCCGTTAGTGGATCATAATACTTTCCTTCTTTCGGATCATAATAAAGAACTCTACCATTACGATAGTGGAAGGGACCTTCAAGGCCCTTCCGAGGTCCGAATTCTTTGGAATGTTTAAATACTGTATAAGACATATTATATATTACCACACGAGTTCTTTAGGGCCATACTGAATCTTGCCCATATAGCCGAGTTGATCTTTCTCAAACTCTGTGAGATAGTCGTCAGACACGATTTTCCAATCAATAATAGATTCGCGGAAGTGATCGTTGTCGCACTCAATCTGTGATCGTAGACTCATGACAGCCATAGTAGCATCGCCTTTGAACTTCTTAACGACATAATCGTTGCCGCCCTTGGCTTTCCAATACTGAGGACACTCGCCTTCGCCGTCCCAATCATGGGCACCATAGTTTTCGTGAATCTGAGTAGTAATTAAGAGCTTAGACATTTGGGGTTCCTTACTGTTTATGCTTCTATTATAGCACCTTTCGGTTGCCTTGTCAAGCACAAAGTAAGTACCCGAGCAAAAGAGTCGGGTACTTGGTCAGACCTCTAGGAATTTCAATTCAAACACGTCAGCTTGTTCATCGTGTCCAGCATATCCACGCGGGTTACAAACTACACGAGTATCTCCAATCATATAATCACTAGGATCATGCATATGTCCGTGGGTCCAGAGTTTAATCTGCGGATGATCTAAAATAAAATCACTCAGATCACTATGGTATCCACCATTCATTAATGAATGAACTGGATGCTTATACCTATCGTGAATACTTAAAGTACTTGGTGCATGATGTCCGACCACAACAACCTTATTATCTTTTCTGTCAGCTAATACAGATTTAAAATAACTAATGGTTTGTTGATGGCGTTGTGCTGTATGAGCAGGACGCAACTTAGTAAATCCAAGTTCATCATTGCGAATGATTCTAAAGTCATTCATCATATCACCCAATGAGTGTAGTGTAAGTGGGTCGCCTTTATTGCAGTCAGTCCACAATGTGGCACCAATGAAGGTTACATCATCAATGACCTTAAGTTCTTGCTCAAGGAAATAGATGTTTGGAAACTTACTATATTCATCACGCAGGTACTGGATACTGGCTTTCCAATTACCATGATAAAATTCGTGATTACCTGCAATTACCACAACATGCGGGAATTGAAAGCTACAGCGTTTCATAAAGTCACGGAAACGTAGTGCCGTGTCTTGTCTACGGCTCAAGCTATCAATCATGACAGCAATTTTTACCTTTTCTTCAGAATGGTTGTGCAGGTCCTCGGCAACAAGGATATCACCGGATAGTATTAGGACATCAGCATTCTCTGTATTTTGAATGTTGATATCTTGAAATTCTAAGTGTAAATCGCTGGCAAGTGCTATTTTCATTGAAAAGGGTATATAGGTATATTGTTAAGTAAAACGTCTATTTAAGGGTACTTTACGATTTCGCGTGTCAGATTCCGCATTAAAATCAATAGGTTAGTACCCTTAAAATACGGAATTTTAGTTACTATGCTTTTATATATCCAACGAACATTTCGCAATCGTACCATGCTACGGGTTGCCCATCAAGCTCCCATACCAATACTGGGTCTGCAGATTCATTCAAAGTGTCCCATTTGAATTTTGCTGCGAACATTGCTGGAAGACGCTCAAACATATCAATTGTGCTTGCGTCATCTTCATACTTAGTAAAGTCGACATTAGTTCCGCTATTGTTAACGAATTCGTCGAGATTGTAATCTGTATTTGTCATATTAAATATACCTCTATAAGTTAAATTGCAAAAATAATCAATTATCTAAATTTTGGTCCTGTCACCCAAACAACTAAAGACTTGCGAATTCCTTTAGTAACAGGAGCAACCTTATGCATCAACCAAGATGGAAATAAAATTGCTGTTCCTGATTTTAATTCGATTCCAGAAGGAATCTCACCATCACTACCATACGTCTTCGTATAAAATTCTCCGCCCTCAAAATCAACTCCAGGCTCATTTAACAAAAGTGTTACAGATAATTTTCTAGTTTCAAAATCTACAGCACTTCCTCGTAAATTATCACCACTAAACATAATATCCACATGATAGTCATAATGGCCGGTATCTTCTGCATGATATTCTGCATATTGATAATATTCATATCCAGTTAAATCGTAGTTAAAAAATTCCCAATTACATTGCATAATAAGTTGATTGAGTCTATCAAAAATCCATTTATTACTTTCATTTAATACTTGGTGATTTATTTTACTCACTCTAGGACCACTATTACCATCAACACTTAAACCATCCACTAATGGAATTTTAGTAGAGATTTCAATAATTTTTTTAAGTTCATCTTTAGTAAAGACATCATTAAAATATGAATATTGATTTGTTACAAAAGTTTTTTCTATTGTTTTATTAGTAATTGTTTGATATATACTCATTCTATATTAAATCTACCTGTACATGAATTGATTGAGATTGCAGTTTATTATCATAAACTTTAACTGTAGTGCCAATGCCATTACAATTATCTTTGACAAGTTGTTGCAGAGCAACTTGTGTCGCCACTCTATGCGAGCTCGTAGCGAAACACTTCTCAGTATCGCTGATGCTCATATAAAGACCAACGCCATCAAGAAACACTCGAATTCGAGTAGAGTTCTTTAGGCCTTTGATAATTTCTTTTCTACGCATAATACGCTTTCTAATTAATTAAGTCTCTATTATAGCACATTTTGATGTGTCTGTCAAGCAAAGACCCTTTAGAGTCTATGGTTACTGTGTATTCAAAGCTGGCGCATACTCAGCAATCAGCGCTCGCTCTAAATTATGAGCAGGTGTCTTACCACGAACAATTGCTAGCTCTTGTGCTAGAAATGACTCGGGTCCAAACTTTCGGATTGCTTCGCATAGCGCCCAAGAACGATTCTCGGTACGAGCTCGTTGAATGTGCTTCAATATACGAACACGCAGATCTTTCTTTCGAGATCCCTGCGTGATGCCAATGTAGAAATCACCAGTAACAGCATTCGTGATACTGTAAACAATGTGCTTTCGGTCAGAACGTTTCTTTCTCATCATGTCGTTATTATAGCACCTTTTGGTCAACTTGTCAAGCACTTTTTAGTACCCATATGGACAAACGGGTCTTAAAAAAATGCTTGACGCCGAAGTCTAAAGGTGCTATAATAGAGGGATAGAACAGCAAAATGGAGTATTCTATGATTTGTGTTATTCGAGCAGTCCATGGTAAAGATCAGATACTGCCCCTTGCATACCAACATCGTTATCGCGAATGGACTGGTTGCTTTACATTGCTAACGGAGAATTATTTTGAATAAAAGAAAAGAATCTGGCGTAGTTAAATTTCAGCAAAAAATAAATCCTACTATGCCAGGAGAAAAAGAATCGGTGGAGTATGAAGTGTCTAGCGAAAATACTTTTGCAAATACTTTGAGCGAAGAAGATTATACTTTATATAAGAATTGGATAAAGGATGTCCTAAATCTAGCACCGGCAGTTGTAGAATTCGTTAAGAAAGATGGTAGCATTCGTAAAATGAACTGCACCACTAGTAAAGAATTTATACCTGCTCAACCAGTTAAAGAATCCAAATCAAATCGTCAAGTGAATGAAGATGTACTTGCAGTATACGATTTAGAAATTAATGAATGGCGCAGCTTTCGATATGATAGTGTTAAAAGTGTAATCATTACTATTGGAGAAAATGATGAAACCAAATAAACAGACAGAGCTACGCGAAGTAGACGAAACTAACGAATCTATTATGAATGAACTAATTCATTTATGCGAGATCCGAGGAGAACTTGACGAAGACGGCAATGCTTCAGTTGAACGTCGCATTGCATTTCTTGAATCCAAACTAAATAGGCAAATGCTATGATTGACTTTGATAAGATTGAAATACAACCAAAAGATACCAGTCGCGGACATTTCTATGTCAGCATTATGAAGAGCGCTATCCGAATTGGAGCAGGGGCTGCTCTTATTATGGGAGCATTCGTTCTCACTGGATGGTTGCTAATACTAGCAGAAATTCTTGGAATCGTTGAGGAGATTGTATAATGGCGTATGTTACTGCTGAAGTAGATGTAGACCTTAGAGACTTTGAAACAGAAGACCTGATTGAAGAATTGGAACGCCGTGGATCATCCGCATTAAATAATGAATCCAATACTAAAGATCTTGTAGAAAAAATCTGGTTGAAGCGTCGAATGGGCAACAACGATTACCAAACAGAGTTGGACAAACTAATCTATACAGTATTAGGAAAAATAGTATGAAAAAAATTGTTATAAATAAATGCCATGGCGGATTTGGTCTATCAGATGATGGCGTAATGCGTTATGGTGAGCTTGCTGGTCTTAATCTTGTTAAACATACAGGTAAGTATGGTACTACAGAATTCTATAAAGAAGATCGTGTAGATAATGATAACTTCTTCTATGAGGGCAACCTTGAACGTGATGACAAATATCTAGTACAGGTTGTTGAGGAGATGGGAGACAAGGCCTTCGGCGATTTTGCCGAATTAAAAGTTGTGGAAATACCCGACGACGCAGAATGGCAAATTGAGGAATACGACGGATGGGAACACATTGCAGAAAAACATAGAACATGGGGATAAGATGTATATTACTTTGACAAACGCAACCGCAGCGCATCGCGGAAACAAAATTGCAATTAATTCAGATTTAATTGCAACAATTCATATGGCCGAGGTTACTGTAGATGAGGTGAAAGAAAATCGCACTTTCATCTTTTGTCCTCCGCACGGAACATGGGAAGTGACCGAATCTATTAGTGAGGTCGTTTCTACTCTTAATGGCGAAAATAAAAAACGTCTTTTTAATTTTTAATATTATGGCACAAGGCTGGCGTAAGTCTCAAATTGCGGATAGGGTCTCTAATGATCTTAAACTACCAGAAATTAAAAGATCATTAAAGATTCTTAAATGTTCTGATTCTTTAATGTGGTATAATAATCTTGTAGGGCAGACAGTTCCTTATATCAGAGAATATTCTGATTGCTACATGAGCAGGGAGCCGGCAGGATTTCTTAACATAGTTAAATTGGAAGATGCGGAAATTATAGACGAGGAAATAAATTTATGAAATTACAAGATTATTTTGAATTGGTTGAATATAAAATTGGAGAAGGTTCCAAATATATGTGGCGTTGCTTTGGCGACAATGCTTATCAGATAACCAGCGGACATTACGAAGAATACGAAATTTGCGCCACTTATGATACTGAAGATCAAACAGTGTTTGTCTTAGAAGCGCATGATTTGGTCAATAATCGTTCATATCGTTTCTTTAATGAAACCTACAAAGATGCATACTTTAAAGAATGCGAAATTCGAGGCATTGAAGATGCTGCGTATGATGATGTAAAATACGTTGACTTAGATTTATACAGCGACTTTGCAGAAAAAGCACATGCTATTATTCATGGTTTTGATTATGATACACGAGTACTAATGAATATTAATATTCCTAGCGACGAACTACTTCAAATGATGAAGGCTGCTCATTTGTTAGATGTTACATTTAATGAATTTGTTGAGATAGCTTTGAAAGAAGCAATCGAGAACATGAAAGACAAAGATGGGTTGGCAGACTAATTATTTTGAAGCCAAGGCCTACAAGCACAAATATGATTTAGGTGATAGGGTATTTGGTTATTATAACAAGATACCTTTCATCGGCAGTGTAGGCAATGATCGGCTTGTCAATGAGACTGATGGGCCCGAGGTAACAATCCATCTTGATCTACCTATAAAAATCGATGATGTCATTAGAAACATTATCGTAGTTAAACACAAAGATATCAAACGTCGATTAGAAGAATATTAGGAACATTATGGAATTTAGAAATGAAATCATTGCCGCAACAAAACGTAAACTTGAGGCTGAATTGGAAAGTCATAGGATCAACGCCGAGATTGTAATTAGTCATCCATTAGGAAATGCTTCTTCAGATATTATGGGGGCATTCAATAAAGAATTAGAATCAATGGCTCAATGCGAAGCAAAGCTACTGACCATTAATCGTTACTTTAAATGAATGACTGGGCAGATCAAGTACGATCTGCCGAATTGAATAGAGCTCTAAAAGAAATTAGAGCAGGTAAAGATGCAAATGTTGTTATGGAGTCAATGTCTAAAAGATTGAATGCCAAATTACTGCATCCTTTGCTAAAAGAAATAAGCAATGTAGAACCTTCTTTTAATATAGAAGAGAGTAGAAAAAAATATAACAAAATAATGAGAATAAATGGATAATATATCAGATGAACATTTACAATTGATTGCTAAAAAGATGAAGGAAATCTTTGGCGATAGGATGCCCTCGCCTGTGCATAATCCAATGCAATTCGATTATTGTCTAAAGTTGTTTATGTATTATCATGCCAATGATCCATTGAATTGATATGAATATAAAAACAGTAGACATTCCAATTGGAGGCAAACTTGTTGTTTACAGGGAATCAATTTCTCAACACACGGTTGCTAGAGCAGATAGTGATTCTTTTTTAAAAACAGCTATAAAACAAAATATTGCGAACCAAATTGCTCTTTATATGTTGGATAATAATTTGATTGAGATTAATTTAAGAGATGATCCAAATACTTTATATACAGAAATTATAGCAAGAGTTTGTATTGTACCAGATGATAAAATAAGAATTGTAAGAACAATGATATGAATACCATTTATATTGACTTAGACGAAGTTGTTGCAGGCTTCAGTGAACACGTTAGTAAACTTCTAGGTAGGAGAGTACTTTGGACTGACCGAAGTATATCGCCTGAAGAATGGAAAACGATAGCAGCAGAGTATAAACTATATTACAATCTTCCATTAATGGAAGGTGCTACTACTTTGGTCGGATATTGTAAAGGAATTACACCTAAGTATAAGGTAGAGTTCTTAACAGCAATACCAAGAAAAGATTCCGTTCCATATGCTATGGAGGATAAACGAGAGTGGGTTGCTAAACATTTTCCTGGGTTTCAAGTAAACTTTGGACCATACAGTTCAGATAAATGGAAATGGTGCCGACCCGGAGATATTTTAATTGACGACAAGCATTCGAATATTGTCGACTGGCATGAAAAGGGCAAGGGAATTGCCATCATGCATAAAGGTTACATAATGGATACAATTGACAATTTAGATAAGGTAATTGGTTCTTTAGAACCAAAAATATTCATATGATTAAAACATTAAAAGCCGTCCTACCATTCCTGGTAGTTTGCATTATGTCGTTTGTAATGGTTTGGATACAAGTAAGTTCTGTGAGTCTTCAACAATAAACTTTTCTTTTGGGAAATATGCTAGACAATTCGCTTGAATTTCTTCTAGTGTTTTCCCTTGAGTAATAAAGACATTCCCATCTTTAGACCATAGGTAAAGCACATCTCCGTGCTTTTCTATAAAACATAATTTAATATGGTCTTGGGCTTCCTCCATCGCCTCATGCATTTTATACATAAACATCATTCTTCTACGTGTAGTTGATATATAGTTCACTAAAAGAATGAACACCGCAATTGCTAATATTATTTCAAATATATTCATTTTAAATTCCGAATCTGTTATAATTTTGCATGATATTAGAAAGTTATTGAACCAGAACTGGTCCAGTTATATATTCTATATCCGCCTGCAACTATTACGTTTGGTGATCCAGTAGTTGCTGATGCTGCTGAATAGGCGTCTGAATAACGTATAATAACAATACCAGAACCGCCATTACCACCACCGGCATTAGGTGCATCAGTATTTCCGCCACCTCCACCTCCGCCGCCTAAGTTTGCAGTGCCATTTCCACCTTTTGTTCCTGTACCAGAACCATTGCCACCACCGCCTAAACCGCCAGAACCTGGTGTCCCATTGATATAACTGCCACCACCACCACCTCCAGAATAAATTGTTGCCGTGCCAGATATAGATGATGATGATCCAGCGCCGCCATTACCCGCAGTGGAGCCTGAAAACGAAGCTCCTGCGGCAGAAGCTCCACCACCACCACCTCCAGGATAAGCATCGGCTGTTGTTGATGCTGAGCCGCCGCTATTTCCTTGACTTGGTGAAGTTGATGGTGTATTTCCAGCCGCCCCAGAACCGCCATATTGACCGCCGCCACCAGAGCCGCCTGCAATAGCCAAGCCAGACGAAGCGCCACCACCGCCACCACCACCTGCACTGGTTATAGAACTGAATACAGAGTTGTTACCAGATGTACCGTTAGCAGCAACTCCGAGATCATTATTGAGAAATCCTGTTCCACCTGCACCAACTGTTACAGCATATGTTCCGACTGATACCGCAAGCCCACTTGCTGTTCTATATCCGCCGGCGCCACCGCCACCTCCATGACGACCACCACCTCCTCCACCGCCTCCTACTACTAAGTATTCAACAGTAGGAGTAGGAAATGGTGTACCAGTAACAGTACCAATTTCGTATTCGCCGGAATCAGAAGTATTATCTGCTACATATACTATAAGATTATAAGATACACCTGTTGAACTAATCAATGTAATACGAGAAGTCCTCGGATGGTGCGAGACTACCGCTGATCCTTCAACGTATCTCCAATAGAGGTGACTTCCATAACTGCCATTTCCAACGGTACCTGAGCCACCAGTTGTTACTGTACCAAGTTGTTCACCGTAACTAGAATTATTACTCATGACTCCGCCAAAAGCAGTTGTCCAAGTACTGTTATCATCACTATATTGAACAATATAATTTGCTGAACGTAGTCCACCATTGAACGTAGAATAGATTTTGGCAGAAACTATGATACCACCGAAAACTGCAGGCGGCTCGGGAATAAATGTTATGCCCTGATTTAAAATAATTCCGTTAGTAATTATCATTTTTGTGTAAGTGTATTAGTAAAATCTAGTAATAGATTGTGATGTGACCCATTGTGCCAATATTTATTAATGTAATCGTAGGGCTTTTCATACCAGTGCTTAGTACTCTCAGGGTGGCAACCTATGATACCGATTCTATTTTGAATTATTGCCATTGGATCGCCATTTGAATAACGAGCAATAGTTTTAAATTTTCGTTCATCGCCAATTAATGCACAACCATCATAGAAGAACATATCTTCAGTTTTGCCATTCCAATCTATAGTTGCAATTGTACTGTAACTACGTTTTATATCGCTAGTTTTTCTTTTGATATATTGCTCGCACTTAACGCCATCTAATATATCTAAATAGTGATGGCCTGCCCAATAAGCACCCATACAGATACCAAGATAATGTCCACCATCGTTTATAAAATCTTCAATCATATTGCCTGCCCTGCGCCCAACAAAGTTGTAGTATTTGTCTGCGTCACCTATACCACCAGGGAAAGCAATAACATCTAAACCCTTAAACAAACTAGGTTTGATATCGTTAACTGAGAATGTCTTAATATTATATTCTGAAGACAATGCTGTTTTTATTCCATTTGCGGAATCCAATGAGCATTCCGGATGTTTTACAAAAATAGCAATTGTCTTTTTCATTTCAATTGTCTTATATGGGTTTTATGGACTCTGCACTGTATTTGGCCATTATAATAATCTTCTGATTCCAACACTCGTCTATCCATTTGTTCTCTTGCCTCTAGATAATTGCATAATCCTTTATTTGGACATATGTGCAATATCTCTCTGATAAAATTCTTTACGCCAAGTTTTAATACATCGGCTTTAAGTTCATCAGATGAAGACCAATAGTCTTTCCAATCCGACTCTACCTTTAATCTTTTCTTTTTACCTTTGACTACTTTAGTTTTACGAAACCAAAATAACTTCTTGCCAATATATCTGCGGTTAGTAATAGTATTAGTGATTATGTAAACATAACCATATGCGTCATCTGGAACTACTTCTAACTCTGTATTCTTGTATAACCACATCGAAAATACCAATATTAAATTAGTATTTATACAGTCTCCCAATAATCATTTCCGTCGGAAAAGTTATCCCCCTCGTCTCTTGGAGGTACAAAAAAGTAATCATCTGGATTTGTCATTACATCTTCAGGATCCTCTGTTGCTTCTCCTGTACCCATAATGCCTGCCTTGACAAGCATTTTGGTTTGAATAGATTTCTTTGCTCTATGTTCTTCAGATTCTTCTCTTGCCATATAGGCTGCTTGACGTTCAGAGAATAACTGTTTATGCTCATCTTTCCATTCCCTGGAATTAGCACAAGCCCGGGAGCAGAATTTCCCGGGCTTTTTATGTTCAATACCACATTTAGGACAATTCTTCGTCGTCATCGTCCTGGTCATCATGTTCTATTTCTGCTCCGCAGAATGGACAGTTTGTTACCTCATAGTAAGTTTCATCTAGTTGATGGCTTATCTTGAAGACTGCGTCACATTCGACGCATTCGTGACTACTTTTTGACATATATCTGATTCTCCTCTTTTCTTTGATTCTGCTTCGTAAACTCTTAGACGTAGGTCAGACGAGCTAAAGAAGTGGTCTCTTTTATTGTAGTATAGGTCGATTTTACGTTTAATGCAAATGTCTTTGCCCGTAAATTCTCTGTCTTTATATTCCTCGCCTAGTATTCTAACGTCTATTGGTAATGACATTAAAATATCTTCGAGTTCTTTTTCTGTTGAATAAACAATAATTTCATCAACGTGTTTGCATGCTGAAACTTGAATCTGTCTTTCAATAATAGACTGGACAGGTTTATTCTTTGTAGGACGATCCAATGTAGGATCAAGTTGTATTGCTGCGATTAAATAATCGCATTGTCTTTTTGCTTCTTCCAACATAATGACATGTCCTGCATGGAACAAATCAAAGGTTGAAGCAACAAAACCAATTCTCAAATTTTCTGTTCTCATATCTTCTCCACTTCAATATTACACTTATCTAAAAATTCTAAACCTTCAGTATTTCTATACTGTTCTCGATAGAATACTTTTTTAATACCTGCAATATGTATAAGCTTTGCACATTCAAAGCATGGTGCATGAGTTATATACATGGTTGCATTTTTACCCGATTCTGCAGACTTAGCAAGTTTACCAATAGCATTCATTTCTGCATGAATAACTTCTGGTTTAGTTTTTAAACGATATCGACCTTGCATTGTATTGCCGGCGGCATCTAGATAAGAGCCTTCGTAGGGCCAACCTTCTACAATTTCTTCAGGACTCAGCCAGCCGCCGGCACTACACCATTCTTTGTTTTCGCAATCGTTATCCCAACCAGCAGGAGTACCATTATATCCGATACTTATAATCCTATCATCTTTAACAATAATAGAACCAACCTTTAATCTAGTTGCAGAAGATAACTTGGCATAAGTCTCTGCAACCTTCATATGGGCATCATCAAATTTATTCGGCATTCCATTTACCTTCTGGGCATTTCTGTCCACTCAATCTCACCTTACCCCATATAGCACATCCGCATTTTGAACAAACATCTGCGCCAATAACTTTTATTTTAAATTCACATTCATTACAAATTGCTCGTCTTTTGTCTACGAACGATATCACCTTTTCATTGCTCATTTTGCCCAGACCTCTTCCCATGAACCAGACAATGATCCTTTGGCATAATCAGTAACACGTTGCTCAAAGAAATTAGTATGAGTGGGAGCATTAATCATTTCCTCAACCCAGGGTAATGGGTTGCGTTTAACTTTAAAGATGCCTTTTAGACCCAATGAAATTAATCTACGATCAGCAATATACCGAATATACTTTTTAACTTCTTCAGATGTAAGATTTTTCATTTCACCCATGCTAAATGCCAAATCAATAAACTTATCTTCTAGCTCAACCATCTTTTCTGCAATAGAATAAATTCTACCTTTTAGATCATCGTTCCAAATTTCTTTATTCTCTTCGATGTATGTTCTAAACAGCTTAATCATGTTCTCGGCGTGCATTGTTTCATCTACAATAGACCAAGTAACAATTTGTCCCATACCTTTCATGTTTCCATTACGAGGGAAGTTCAATAACATAATGAAAGAACTAAACAATTGCATACCTTCAGTAAATGCTGAAAATACTGCGATGTGTGTTGCTGTATTTTCTTTTGTTGAATTTTTCTGAGATATGTCCATAACATACTCATGCTTGTCCTTCATTTCCTGATATTCCATAAACTCATTATATGTGCTTTCAGGCATACCAAGGGATTCAATAAGATGCGAATATGCTGCAATGTGCAATGCTTCTCTTGCAGCAAATCCTAATAGCATCATTCGTACTTCAGGTTGTGGGAAGTATGGTAAGTAATTGTTTACATAACCACCAGCAACATCAATATCACCTTGAGTAAAGAAACGGAAAATGTTAGTTAAGAAATGTTTCTCGGAATCGTTTAGTTTGTTTTTCCAATCCTTAACATCTTCCAACATAGGTACTTCTGTATGAAGCCAGTGAGATTGCTCATGCTTCAACCAAGCATCATATGCCCATGGATAATTAAAAGGTTTAAACGATTGTCTTTCGTCAGTCAATCTACTAGAAGTTTTCTTAATCATTCAACCACTCCTTTAGAATTGATTCGGATCTTACACCTACCATTGTTTTTAATGTTTTTCCATTTTCATCTAACATTACTAATGTAGGTACACTACGTACTCGGTACGTTGCTGCAACTTCTGGATGGACATCAATATCAACTACTTCAATTGGAATGCCTTCAGTGTTTGCACCTTCCAATATCTTTGCCATTGCTTTGCATGGCTGGCACCATGATGCGGTAAATCTATAAATCTTCATATTATCCCTCACAAGCTAAACAGACTTCTTCCGAAGCTAAAGTTTTCATATCTAATTCTTCCATCACTTTTCTTTCAATTCTCTTAGACACTTTATCCGCTTTACCAATCTTCTCAGAGCGGCAATAGTAAAGTGTTTTCAATCCTTGTTTCCATGCTTGGAAGTGGACTGCGTGAATATACATTACATTGCTATCTGGTCTAAAGAATAGATTAACTGATTGTGCTTGGTCAATATATTGTTGACGATCTGACGCATGCTGCACAACCCATCGTTGGTCAATTTCCATAGATGTCTTAAATACATCTTTAGTCCAATCATCCATCCATGTTAAGTGTTGAACACTGCCATCATTGGCAATAATTGAAGACCAAACTTGTTGATACAGTTCTTCACCTTGTGGTGTCCAGGTGCCGCCATCAAGTTCTAAATGTTTTGTAATAACTTTATCAAGCCATTTGTTCTTATTTAAAGAAGAACCTGATAACGTATCCTGTCTATAAGCATTAGCCCGCAATGGCTCAATAGAGGGACTAGTATTTCCCATGATAATTGAGCTTGATGCATTGGGTGCAACGGCAAGCATATGGCTAAAACGCTTACCTGTACCTGCAGCATCAGGAGCCTCGCCTCTTTCTTTTCCCAGTTTGAGATTTGCATCATCTAATCCTTCACGAATATGTTTAAAAATTCTATGGTTTGCACTCACACTCATTGCCGATTCCCACGGCAGATTATGTCGTTGTAAATAAGCATGCCAACCCAAAGCACCGATGCCAATGCTGCGCTCACGACTGGCAGAATACCTTGCACGTTGTATGGCGGAAGGCGCATTAGAAATAAAATACTCCAGAACATTATCCAGCATTTCAGCAACATCACTAAGGAAATTAGGATCCTCTTTCCAATCATCATAGTACTCCAGGTTTAAAGATGATAAACAACATACCGCGGTTCTTTCTTTATCTGTGGGTAAGATAATTTCAGAACATAAATTGCTTTGTCTAATACTTAATCCAAGTTTCTTTTGAAACTCCGGCATCATACGATTGCTGGTATCAATAAAATGTAGATATGGTTCGCCTGTCTGCATACGCATTTCAAGAATACGTTGCCACAATTCTTTTGCCGACATAACTTCACGAACAGCGCCATCATGTGGATCTTTTAATTCCCAATCATCATTTGCAGTAGGATCAATCATGCACCTCTCAATTATGTGCATAAAATCATCGGTGATATTAATTCCATGATGTAGGTTCAGTGCTCGCATATTTGGATCGCCTGTTGGCTTTCGCATATCCAAGAACATTAGAATATCAGGATGAGAAATGTTAAGGTATGCAGCATAACTACCGCGGCGAGTCCGACCTTGTCTATACGCGAGGCTGGATGCGTCATATGTGCGAAGATGAGGCATGACACCAACAGATTTATCATCAGAAGAACGAATGCCAATACCAAGACCAACTCCTCCGCCCAGCATGCTGAGCCAATTTACTTCCGATAATGTATTAACCAAGCCCTCGGCAGAATCATCAAGATATGGTAGAAAACATGAAATAGGGAGCCCACGCTTACTACGACCAAAAGAAAGAATGGGAGTGGAATAAGACAGCCAATGCTTAGAAGAGTAATCATATAATCTTTGAGCGTGAGCAGCATTACTTCCAAACGATGAAGATACAAATGCAAATCTTTCCTGAGGAGATTTTTCGTCATCTTTCATGTAACTTTCTTTTAATCTTTTAATTCCCAATTCATCAAATAAACTATCCTTTGAATAATCTACATTAATACCATGTACAATTTCTTGCGACATATTTTTACTTACTCCGTTGTTATTTTATTTCTTCGAATATAGCTTTTTGTTTATTATACCATTCAATCCAAGCATCGTGTTTTGTCACGCACTCATAATGTAGTGTATAGTTTGCTATTACTGTTTTAGTATAATCAACTATACTAATTTTCTCCCCCTCAATTGTTTTTAATGCAGGGCATTTTTCCATCATTATTTCCGGTGCTTCTGGGAATTTTACAACCACCGGTACAGTTGTTGAGGCACAACCTACAAGAAATAGTGTTAAACAAATTAATAGATATTTCATTGTTTATCCTTTCTTCTCTATACTAATAAATTCTTTACCTACCCAGCCTTCTTTCTTACCTTTAACAAAAACATAGTTTTCGTCTATCTTTATAACTTCAACCATATATCCAGGCGATAGTTTTTCTATCTTTTCGCTTGTAGTATCTTTATTTGGTCTAATGTTTGACCAAGCTAAAACTTTTGCCATTATTTTTTCGGGCTCCGTATTTTTAACTGGGGCTTCTACTTTTGTTTCTGGTACTATAACTTGTTCTTTCTTTTCTGGTTCTTTAATTTCAACTGGTTTATTCATTGCGCCTGCATTATGGGCATCTATAATTATGATAGGTATTGGACAATTTTCAACAAACTTAATTACTTCTTTATCCTTAACAACTTCTCTATCTACATAATCAATAATAGTCTTTCCTTTTTCGCGAACAACTTTTGTTTTTTCTACAAACTGTGTAACGATTTCAACATTAGTCTCTGCAGATTTTACTTCAGCAGTAGCAGCCTTCATTTCCATCTCTAATACTTTGGTTTCCCATTCTGCCTGATTACTCATTGCACCTTCAAACCAAACTCCAATTGCAATTACTAAAATTGAAAATATTTGAATTGGTAGTTCATACATTCTAAAAAATGGAATAACTTTGAGTAGGAATGTACTCATGAATCCAAATATACCGAATATTAGAATGGCGTGAAATATCCAATCAGGTAAAAAATTTAATACCCACATCTAAACCCCCATAGCTTTTTTGATATTTGGTTGTACAAACGTATCAGGTTTTAACACCTTACCATCTGCTCTTTTAATTAGTTTGCCGTCAACCATCTTAGACATATTTGATCTAGACACTTCATCCCAAACTGATTGTTGTGGAATTCCTAATGAATGTTCAAGTCCTTCGATTACCCATTTTAAATCTGCACACGCGTCTGCAATTTCAATAAGATCATTATTTTGAAATGCTTCTTTTAGCTCGTTGTATTCTTCAGTTACCAAGCGCAAGTATAACTCTGCCTGAGATTGTCTTTCATTGTTGAGTTCTGGATTGTTGTAAACTTTTTGCTCGCCTGCAAGCATAAAGGTTTTAACGTCATCATAGCTGTTCATTTACAAGTTCCTTCGTCAACGGAAAAATATCTGCGATTACTTCTGCACATGCTAGTGCGATTTCTGCGTGTTCTTTTTGTGTGCCATTGCTAGCACGTAGCATTATATAGTGGATCCATGATCTTAAGGTTCCATTCATATAGAGCCTACTTACCGTCAATCCTTCAGGCAATATTGCCCTTGCTTGTTCTTTTGCAATACCATTACAAACTGCCCAATCATATGCATCTCTTGCAGATGCAATAATTTTTCTTTGTTTATCCTGCCAAATTCTATTTAATTCTCTATCAGTAGATTCAATAGAATTCTGACGATTGCTTGTATCCTGCAATCTTGTTTCTCTTATCTCAAAATCTAATTCTTTAGTTGGATCTGCATAACGCTGACTAAATTCTTGAAAAGAAAAACTACGATGACGTAAAATCTGTCGAGCAATATCTCTAGTTGTAGTAATTTCTAAACATACACTAACCATCTCTAACGGAGACCAATGCTGATGCTTAATTAAATATTTAATTAGTTTTTCTGCAGTTTCCAAATTATATTGATTGGATGGATTTGATACCCTAGCACAGAATGATACCAAATCCTCAACTTCATAAATTCCATCTGCCGCTAGTTCTCTTGATGGCTTAGAATTTGAGATTAATTTAACTTTCATTTAACACCTTTTCCATGATACGAATTTCATTTTTGCTTCTAGACCATTATATATGTTCTTTGTAATCATCTTAAACGGATCTTTACCCGTTAAGACAATATCATTGATATCTTTTTCTTCTAAAGTCTGAGGCCATATAACAGTATTATAATTGTTATTGATCGCTTTGTCAATGATCTTACAAACTTCTTTGTTCCTTGGTTGATTATCAAAGATGACAACTAGATTTTCTTTTGGAATCCCAATACTATCCAACTTACCAAATGCAGTACCTGCAACTGCAATACAATTTGGAATAAACAAACTATCAATAGGTCCTTCGGTTACATATACTTTTTTCTTTTTATCAATAAAATCAAGTCCAAAGATGAATGGCTTCTCATCATTAATTTTAATGGTAACATATCTTAAAGATTCATTTCTCAGTGCTCTACAAGTTACCCCTACTAATAATCCATCTTGGTCATAGAAAGGAATGACTAATCTGGGTTCAGATGTTTTTAGCGTGTTTTTGTACTTATCAGATAGCTGTTCAATTTTTCGAATATCATCAATAAAATATAAACGATTAAAAGTTTCTTTTGGAATCTTTCGCTTCAAACAAAATTGAACTGCCTCATTATCTTCTGGTAATTTATCTAGACGATCTAATAGTTCATCTAGAATATTTTTTTGTTCAAATACAGGTTGTGCCATTTTAAACTTATCCTCAATCTTTTGATGAGGTTTAGATAATGGTAAGCCTTCATTATATCGTTCAAGTGTATACTGATTATACTGCATCGCATCAAGTTGCTTTAGAAATGAACCAAAGTGCATTGACGCATCACAGTTATGACACTTATAAAATAAGTCGTTTTTTATGGCATAGAAATATCCGCGTGTTTTGGTTTTCTTTGAAGAAGAATCGCCACACAGGATGCACCTGCAGTTATAGACATGATTGTTCTTTTGTTTGAACAATGGCAATCTATTGCTGATTAATTTTAGATATTTTAAATCGAGGAATAAAGACAAGTTAAGGCTCCACTAAGAGCCTTAATTATAATATAGAAATGATTAAAAATCAAGCGAAAAATTTGCCTAATTGTACATGAGCAAAAAAATATCCAGTAACAAGGGCTCCGCCCAAAAGCATCCATCTCCATCTTTCAATAATGGCAATACGTTCATCCATTTTGGATAATTTTGCCATCATCAAATTATGATGATCTTTTTGTTCTACCCGAAGTTCTTTCAATTCTTCGCAAATATTTTTAACTTCATTTTCCATGACGGCAAGCCTCGCTTGAGTATCGATCATTTCCATTTTGCATTACTTTTTCTTTTTTGTTTTTGTTGTGGTAGATTTTGGCGCCGGTCCTCTTTTTGCTGGTACTTTTGGTGCAGGAGTTTCCTCTGCAACTGTAGCAACAACTGGAGTTTCAATAGCAATAGGAGTTTCTGCAACTACTGTTTCTTGTTTAGATTCTGCAACCTTTGCAATTGTAATTGCAACTGCTTCTTTTGCAGTCAATGCAGGGTAAGGTGGTGTCAATGCAGGGTAAGGTGGTGGCGCAAGAGAAATTGAACCAGTTGCTACAGGTGCAACGTTTTCTGGTTTTACTTCCTGAACGGGTTCGTTGTCTTTACTATTCTTTAAATAGACATAAGCACATACACCAACTAATACTAATACAATAAAAATTAAAGCTTCCATCATTTTCTCCTAAATATACTATTTTTGTCAACCCATTGTTTCTGACGCTTTTTGCTAATTGGGGGTTGGTCTGGAGGTAATCCTGCAATCCCCGGTGTTGCTGCGGCATTATTTGCTGCAACTGCACCTACTGCTGCGCCATCTTCTGAAAACTGCTTAAATGTAAACATCTTATTTCCATTTAAAAACTCTTCAACTATCGCTAGCTCCGAATTTAATTCAGAACTTACTTTATTTATATACTGAAATTCTAGATCAACTGGCTCGTAATTATTGTCCAAGCCTTCTTTAATTAACGCATACGCTGCTGCAAGTGATGCTAAATTTTTATTCGCGATTGGAACTTTGTTGATAATTTTCTTTAAACGAAATACTAAACGATGTAACAGAGTATAGGCATCTCTTTCGTCAACTGTATTCAACTCACTCATCTTTTTAAGTTCGTTGCCTTTTTTATCAATAATGCCCAATTTAAAGGCATCTGTTTTTTCAAAAGGCGTTGTTAAAAGACGAAGAATTCTATACGTTATTACTGAATCTACAAATTTTCCCATTTTATACTTTTCTTAAAATTTCTATTATTTTGGGATCTAATGGTATCTCCGAACCAAATATAGGAGATTCCTCAGATATAATTATTTTTTCCGGCATATAATTTAAAAATACTAAAAATGTCTTTAGTTGGGGCCAATATTTTTGATCTATTCTAAAAAATAACATCTTTGTTGCTGCTTCAACACCAAATAAATTATTAAGAATTATTATATGATTTATTATTAAACGTTCTTTAAGTTCTTTACCACTAAGGTATTTGCCTAAAAGACGTTTAATATACTTAAATCTTTTTATATCATCTAAGAATTCTGCCATTCCCTTGCAATATGGATTATCATAGTGCTTCATGGCATACATTATAAAATTTTCTTCGGTCAATTCAAATTTCATTATATTATGTTGTTATTCCGTAATTATTTCTTAACCAAGTTTCAAGTGTTTCATAATATACATTTGGCATTGCCCCGCTACATACAACTAAACACGCAGTTTGAAAATCGCTTTGTTCTGATCCATATTTATTTATGGCTAATTGTGAAGGATAAACTGTGAGACCAGCTCCTGTTTCTCTTGTAACGCCATTTGTTCGTCCAATGTTTAATTGATCGGTGGTTTCAAACCAAGTAGTTCCATAATTAAAAGATGTAGATACAGTTAAATTGGCGCCATGTTTAAATTTTCCAGTATTGCCACCGTAATGCCCAGAATACCAATCTTCTGTACCAGTGGTTGAATATATTCTTTGTTTATTTGAACCCGCATACCTTGTCACATGGAATATTGTATATCTACCACCATATGGAGGGTAATTTGCAGATGATGGGAATAAATCTGCAGGCCAAGTAATTGAAGATGTTGGTCCGCCAGTCACGGCATAAAATGTTTGAGTAGCGCCATTAATGCCGTTAGATAAATTTAGAGTACAGTTTACAAGATCTGCTGCTCCCTTGTTGGACATTCTGTCGTACCATTTATTTAAATCAATTGAGACAGAATTTTCGTCATACCAAGCAACTATACCCGGCATATCTCTTGGAGAATTTGGCGCCCAGAATACTTGACTTCCCAAATATGGCCGCGATGGAAAAGTTGATGCTCCATCCCAAAAATAATAAGATGAACCTGGCCATAATATTCGCGCGCCGCCTGCGGTACCGCTACTGGAACCTCCACCGCCCGCGCCATTGCCGTCACCAAAAGAATCTCCTGGTCTTGCCTGAACACCGCTTGACGAGGAGTTGCCAGCATTTAAGGAATAAACTTGACTACCGGCACCATATAAACTTGATCCGCCGCCACGATCCATCAAGCCGCCCTGTCCGCCGCCCCATCCTATACTTCCACCTGCCTTTGTAGAAGCATCTCCATATTCTGCACCAACTGCATGATAAGGATACGCCCCATTATTTACATAATAATAACCACCGCCGCCGCCGCCGCCGCCCGCGCCTCCATAATAAAAATTGCCACTTGCATTATATCTTTGCGCAAATCCTCCATGTCCGTTTCCACCATTTGTACCGGTACTTCTTCCTGAAAAAGTACCAGAAGTGGAGAAACTGCCGGCACCGCCTAAAGTCCCAGTTCCTGTAGAGTTATTGGTTCCGCTTACTGCGCTGCCGCCTGTTGCCACAATTGATGCACCCCCCTGGTGAGACCAAGAAACGGAAGATGTGCCGCCGGTTCCGCTCACGCCTCCGGAACCCGCAATTATAGAAAAAGTGTTTCCTGGATAAACTGCTATATTTGATCCATGAGTAAGACCACCTCCCCCACCGGCACCATACGGAGTACCTCTGCCGCCACCGCCTCCAATGGCTACTCCGGAAATACTAAATACTCCTGCAGGTATATAACCATAATAACTTCCTGCCGAAGTTAGAATAAAGTCTGCCGATGCAACCGTAGTTGTAAATGCAGGTAATGCAGGCAAAACAAATGGTTGGGGGCTTACGTCAATACGAAATTGACCTTTCAAATTTGCCTTTGTAATTGAGGTAGGCATAATATATTAGGAATTAAGAAATTGCAGTTCCGCTGATAAACCAAGTATTTGCAGAAACATTTAGCAATGTTGCCATGCCGTAGGTTGCTATTTTTCTAGATGAGGGTGTTGAATTTCCCGCCAAGTATAAAGATACATTGGTGTTTGGTGTAACAATAACATTTGCAGAATTTGTTGATTTTACAATAACTTGAATTGTTGTTCCAACCGGCCAACTAATTTCATTATTATTTGGAATGTTTAAGACAACATCTCCAGAATTTGTAAAGTATATGTGTTTATCCTGATCTGTAGATACTACAGAATAACTTGTTGTTTTTGCTGTTTGTGGCGAACCTAAAGTGTTTGCTCTGAATGTGGAAACGGTTGTTTGTTTGCTTACATTATTTTGAACGATATACAGTATATCGTTAGTATTAACTTGTGTTGCCGATGTTAATTCTGATACTTTTAATTTTGCCATTTATTTTCCAATTAAGTTACGCCCACACCAGTAATAAACCATTTTGTTGCCGCAATCTTATATAATTGAGCAACACCATTTGCTGCCAATGTTCTATTACCAACTAAAGCAGTATTTGCTAGTGCAAGGGTATCGCTTGTTGATGT